AAGTACGCAAGTGAGCAGCAATTTAGAAGCACAACAACTAATCAACAACCAAGCGCGTCTTGGTGGCTAAAAAAATAAAACAATGAACAAAAAAATTAAAGTTATTGAGTACGGCATCGACGACGCGGGATTGCTCGGAGTGTATGCTATCAGCGTAGTCGAAGAACCTGCAATAGGTGTCGATTTTGTAGCGTTAAGCGAACAACACAACGTGAAGTTCAAAGAAGATTTTAGAGGTCTTTTATACGGCGCTCTATTGATTCCCGACCAATTGATATACAGACGCAACGACGAAACGAACGAGGAATACTACGTTAAGTATTCAAAAGAAACAATCAGAGCTATCGCTTACAACTATTTGAAACAAGCGAATCAAAACAACGCAACGGTTGAACACGCGAAAGTTGTTGACGGTGTTTCGTTGGTTGAGACGTGGATCATTGAAGGCGAGAACGACAAGAGCAAGAACTTCGGGTTTTCGCTTCCAGAAGGTACTTGGTTCGGCTGTATGAAAGTCGAGAACGAAGACGTGAAAAAACAAATACAAAACAAAGAGGTTCTTGGGTTCTCAATCGAAGGAAACTTCATTGCGGAGAAAGAAATGTATTTAAGCGCACACGAAGAGTTCGCTGCGATACTTGCCGAGATAGAAGAACTTTTGAAAGAGAAATAAATGAACATCGAAGCAGGGGGGTTTCTAAAGGTCGAATTGTTCAACGACGACGCAAACCTGTTTCTAAACGCGCTCACCAAGATAACGAACGAGGGCGGTAAAATGGGGTTTAAGTCGTATGGATTGAGTGAGGACGAAATGAAGATACTGAATACTATTCTTGACAATTTAGGTTAAAAAAAAACGAGGGGTAATCACTCCCCTCGCCAAACCTAAAATCAAAAAGAAACTATGAAAAGAATCAATTATGAAACAAATATACGCTCTTTTCTATTTAGTCACTAAATATTTAATTAAACATATTATGAACTTACGAGAAAAAGTAAACGCTCTTTTCGCGAAACACAATGTAAGCCTATCAGCCGAAGAGGTTGTTGAGGTGAAGCAAATGGTTGAAGCGATTCTTGAGGACGGAACAAGCATCTACTCGGACAGCGACACTTGGGCAGCTGGTGTTCGTGTATTCGCAAAGGACGCAGAAGGCAACGAGGTTGCTGTAGCGGACGGCGAGTACAAGACAGCAGAAGGAATCATTGTTGTTGTTAGCGGTGGTCTTGTTGCTGAATTAAAGCCAATGGAAGAAGAAGCTCCAGAGGTTGAAGTAATCATCGAAGAAGAACAAGCAACAGAGGTTGTTGCTGAAGAAACATTCAACGCAGAGGTTGAAGGTCTTTTGTCTTTGGTTGCAAAGTTGGAAAGCGAACTTTCTGAAATGAAGAAAGCAAACGCAGAACTTTCATCTAACGTAGAGAAGTTGAGCGCACAACCTGCGGTTCAATCAATCAAAGAAGTTAAACAAGCGAAGCAAACACCTGCTAAATCTTACAACAAGATGAGCGCAGAGGAACGCTTCTTATTTCATCTTAAAAAATAATAAAAAAAACACAAATAAAAAATGGCTACTACCACTTCATTAACCACTACCTACGCAGGTCGTGAAGCAGCAGGATATATCCGCGCTGCATTCTTAAGTAACGAGTCTCTTGCAGCAGTTACTTTCAAAGAAAACATCGAGTACAAACAAGTTGTTCGCAAATTAGTTGACAACGTTACTTTCGCAAACGCGACTTGTGACTTCACTCCAACAGGAACAGTTACTTTAACTGAAAGAATCTTGACTTTGGAGAAATTCCAAGTACAGCGTCAACTTTGTAAAAATACGTTTTTATCGGATTGGGAATCTCGCTCAGAGCAGAACAACGAATTACACGCTTCATTGACTGACGCATTAATTGCTAACGTTATGGCGGGTATTGCTGCAAACAACGAGCGTTTGATTTGGCAGGGTGTTAACGCAACCGCAGGTGAGTACGCAGGTTTCGAGACTTTGTTCTTGGCTGACGCTACTGTTCTTGACGTTGCTACTCCAGTTGCTATCGACAGCACTAACGTAATCGACGAAATGAATCGTTTGGTTTTAACACTTCCTGTTCGCGTTCGTCGTGCTACTGAAAAGCCTGTTATCGCAGTTTCTTCAAACGTTGCTGAAGCATTCAGAACTGCAATTCTTGGTCTTGGCGGCGGAAGCTACCTTTATCAAGGAGAAACTGTTAAGATGACTTGGCAGGGACAATACGACATCATCGAGTGTCCTGGTATGTCTGACGACACAATGGCTATGTATCAGAAGTCTAACTTGTGGTTCGGAACAAACCTTCTTGACCAATGGAACAACGTAGCAGTTTTGGATATGTATCAGTATGACCTTTCTGACAACGTACGTTTCGCAGCAAGTTTCTTCGCAGGTGTTCAGTACGGATTCGGTGACGAAATCGCGTTCTACCAATACACTGCATAATCTCAACCATTCTAACCCTTGCACGAATAGAGGTGGTGGCATAAAAACCACCCCTCTTTTGTGCTAATAAAACTATAAAAAATGTGTGAATTAACCTCTGGCATTGAACTTCCCTGTAAAGACGGAATTGGTGGTATCAAAAAGATTATTGTTTGCGATACTGTTACTTCATTGACTTTTGACGCAAACGAAATTGTTACTGCTATTGTAGGTCCAACAGGTGCTGATTTGTACACATATGAACTGCCAACTCAAACAGGATCGTTTGAGGAAACAATTAACTTTAATCGTGACGCGGGTACTATTTTCTACACGCAAACGGTTAACATTATGTTAAACAAATTAAGTGCTGCAAAGCGTTTGGAATTACAAGCGGTTGCACAGGCTCGTCCTATCGTTTTTGTTAACGATTCAAACGACAATTGGTGGGCTGTTGGATATGAGTACGGAGCAGACCTTTCTACTTCTACTGCGGCAACTGGAGCTACTTTGGGTGATATGAACGGATACACACTTGCATTTGTACACGAAACTCCAAAGAGAGCGTACAAGTTGAGCGGTACTCCTTTGTCAATCCTTGACTAATAACTGACAAAAAACTTTTACACATAGAGGGGCAAAGCGTCCCTCTGTGTTGTAATTTCAACGAACAAATAAAGAGATAGAATGGTTTATTTGAATACAAACACTGCGAATCAAGATGCGTGGCTTTCGTTAGACGAAGGTCGCCAATACTTCAACGTTGCGTTCACAAACTATCTTTTAATTCTTACTTACGAAATGACAGGCGAACAACTCGCGCAAGTCGTTACCGTAATAAACGAAAACGAACGTGTTACTAAAATACGTTTAACAACAGTTGGTCTAACTGACGCTGGAAAATACAAGTACGATGTGTACGGACAAAACAGCAACAGCAATTTAGATCCAACAGATGCTTCCGTTGTAGGATTAGTTGAACGCGGTTCAATGATACTATCAAACGGAACAATTTACTTTGACGTTTCAACGCCTACGATTCCCGTAGACGTAATATATACAGGCGCATAATGAGCAACATTCAGCAAATATCTTTAAGCCGTTACATTCCTACCGAAGCAATCGAGAAAGAAAATCGTAGCGGTTGGATTGATTACGGAAACGACAATTTATATCCACAATACTTAATCAACCTTTACTACAATTCACCAATTCACAACGCGTTGACTAACTCAATTGCGTTCATGATTGAGGGACAAGGAACAGGAACGATTCTCGATAGTGCTTTGCAAGGTATTGCGTTCGACTTAAAATTGCAAGGTGCTTTTGTTGCTGAAGTTATTTGGTCAATGGACTTCACACGCGTTGTTAAAATCAACCATTTACCATTCGAGAACTGTCGTTTAGCTTACGACAAAGAAGAGGAAGAGATAACAGGTGTTTGGTATTCGAAAGACTGGAAAAATTCACGAAGCAAGAAAGGTAAACCCGAATTTATCCCTGCGTTCAATCCTTCACAGGCGCAAGAACAACCGAGACAAGTTATTTACGCACACGGCATGATGGCTGGTTCTTCATACTATCCAAAGCCCGACTATTTTGGTGCGTTGAATTATATCGAATTGTCGCATCAAATGGGAATGTATCACGTTAATAATATCTTAAACGGATTATTCCCTTCATTCATCATTAACTTCTTAAACGGCATACCACAAAAAGAAGAACGCGAAGCTATTCGTCGTGAATGGGAAGAAAGATTGAGCGGTGCAAGTAACGCGGGTAAGTTCTTGATGACTTTCAACGAAGATCCTGCACGAACTCCCGAAATTAAAGACTTTCCTCTTTCAGATGCTGACAAACAATATCAGTTCTTATCAGAAGAAACAGCGAAGCAAATAATGGTTGGACACCGCGTTGTGTCACCATTGATTCACGGAATTAGAGAATCGAACGGCTTCGGTTCGAACAAAGATGAAATGTTGGTTGGTTTAGAGATTTTCAATAACCAAGTTATTAAGCCGTACCAACGTATAATCGAGGACGTATTCACACCGATTTTAGGCGACGTTGAAATAAAAATGAATAGCGTGTTCGACGAAGAACAAGTTATTGATGTAACACCAACGGACACAACCATAACAACCATAGACACAACAGACCCGAACGCGTCAGCTGAAAAGGTTTCAGACGTAACGTACAACGGAGCGCAAATTGCAAGTGCTTTAGAGATTGTTGCAGCGGTTGGACTTGGAACATTGACACAAGAACAAGCAATTGTATTCTTAGTTCAATTCTTGGGGCTTGACGTGGACGTTGCGAAATCTATGTTTCAAACAGGCGGGGATGCGGTGGCTAAATTGTCCGCTCAAAAAAAAAAAGTTGTAACGAAGAAGGCGAAGTCTGCGGATGTTAAGATAAGCAAGGAACAAGGCGACGCTTGGTTGGCGCACTTACGCGAAAAGGCGGAGTACATCAACGAAGAAGAGTGGCAATTGCTTTCGGACGAAGAGGTAACTGCTCCAGACGACGAAGAAAAGTTCCGTTCTGAATTTATGAGCGTTCGCGGTTACGCAAAACCTAACGAAAAGAGCGAAGAAAAAGATACAGGTCTTTACAAAGTTCGTTACTACTATTCAAAAAACTACACTTGGAAAGAAGGCGAAATGGTAACACGCGATTTTTGTCAAGAAATGGTTGCGCTTTCTAAACTTGGCGCGTTGTTCAAGTACGAAGATATTATTCAAATGGGTAAGGACGGAGTGAATGATGCTTTCGCACCAAGTGGTTCAAACACTTACTCTATTTGGACGTATAAAGGCGGTGTTTATTGCCGCCACGCGTGGTTTAGAAAGGTATTTTTCCGCAAAAGAAAAGACGGAAAGTTCCTTCCAAACGACGGATTGAAAAACGACACCGTTGTAACAGGAAAAGTAGCAAACGAATTATTTCCAAAAGGCGAAGAAGCGGTACGTCCTAACGATATGCCGAACAGAGCATCATTAAAATACTCATAAAAAAAACATAATGGCACTACAACCCGAAGTTCTACTCATTGACGAGAATTACATCAAGAAATATAGTTGGATTAACGGAAGCGTTGACCCGCTTTTGATGTACCCTGCTATCTATTTAGCGCAAGACGAATACGCTCAATTGTATTTGGGAACTGACTTGTACAATAAGATAAAAGAAGACGTTGTGAACGACGATATTACAGGCGCATACGAGGAACTTTTAGACACTTACTTGCGTCGAATGATAATGTGGTGGTCTTTGTACGAAATGCTTCCTCATTTGTACGTTAAAACCGACAACGGAAGTTTAGTAATTCGTACAAGCGAAGACACTACACCTATCACGCAAACGGACTTGCAAAACTACCGCGATCAATCGCGTTCGAAAGCAATGTTCTACACGCAAAGAATGGTTGACTTCTTGTGTTTCAATCAATCAGACTTTCCAGAGTACACAACGAACGACACGCAGCAGATATGGTCGCAAACAAATGTTTATCCGTCGAACGCTTTTGAGATTAGCGACGGACGCGACACGAAGCCGTATTTGTACAAACGTCAAGGTCTTGGATGGATTAGATAACTAAAACAAAAAACATGGCTAAAGCAGGGCGCAAAAAGGATATGGTTAAGCAGAAGGTGTACGAGGAGAAATTCCGTCGCTACCTTTTGAAAAAAGAGAAACAAATAAAACGATTGGTGAATGAAAGTTAACGCGGACGGTTACGCTCTATTGAAGCGTTTTGAAGGTTGTCGATTGAAGGCTTATTTGTGTCCTGCAAACGTGTGGACAATTGGTTACGGAAACACTTTCTACGAAGACGGAACGAAGGTTAAGCAAGGCGACATAATAACACAAGCGAGAGCGGAGCAGTTAGCGAAAAACGTTGTAGACAAATTCGCCGTTTCAGTCCGTGCCTTAATAACACAAACGCTCAACGAAAATCAATTCAGCGCGTGTGTTTCACTTGCGTACAACATTGGTGTGGGTGGTTTCAAGAAGTCGTCCGTATTAAAAAAATTAAATGTAAACCCACAAGACCCAACGATTGCTGATTCATTCCGTAAGTGGAACAAAGGCGGTGGTGTTGTGTTGAAGGGTTTAGTAAATAGACGCGAAGCAGAAATACAACTTTACTTCAAGTGATGAACACCGAAAAAGAAATAGCATTGATACACGAGGAACTCCAAGAGTTGAATAAGAAGATTGACCGCATCTATCACGTCCTAATTGGCGACGATGAAATGAAGATTGAAGGTCTTGTGAGTAAGGTTCAGAAGCACGACAAGTATATTCAGAACCAAAGGTTGCAGGTCGCTCGTTTGGGTGGTATTGCAACCGCTGCTGGTGTCGTTGGTGGCTTAATCGTTCAGTTCATATTGAAATTTTTATGAAGGATAAATTGAAGGAATGGTTGAATCAATTGTTAAGCAATTCAACTAAAGTTTCTTCAAAGAGATTTATATCTATATTTGTTGTAACAAACCTAATAATAATTTGTTACATAGCCACCTTCACTATCTATCAATGCCCTATCGAAATGTTCGACACGTTGGCAATTTTAGCAGGTAGTTTGTTCGGTGGTACTGTGATTGAAAAGTTTTCAAAACAACAAAAGAATGGCAACACCGAAAACAGCAGCGAGGACAATAGCTGAAGAAGTATGTTCAAAGTTCAAAGACACTCCGTCTTTGACACTATCAAAAAAGTTATTAGCCGAGTATCCAGAAGTATATAAAGACGTTGAACACGCGAGAACATTCGTTCGAATAATTCGCGGTCAGAAAGGAAAGCAAGACAGAAAGAATACTGCTGACAAATCTCTTTATGATGCAAAGCCTCGACCATTGAACCCATTTGCACTACCGAAGTCGTATGCGAAGAAACGCAAACACGTTGAATTGAAGGGAACAAAGTTCTTAATCCTGTCAGACATTCATATCCCTTACCAAGACAACGACGCTTTGAGCGTTGCAATCAACGAAGGTATCCGTCAAGGGTGCGACGCGGTGATTCTAAATGGTGACGCTCTCGACTGTCATATGATTTCCGACTTCGTCAAAGATCCACGCAAAAGAAAATTCAAAGACGAACTATACGCGATGCGTCAATTCGTTGACACGTTACGCGGTCAGTTTCCAACCGCTCACATTTATTATAAGGAAGGAAACCACGAAGAAAGGTATTGGAGATATATGCGAATTAAAGCACCAGAATTATTCGACATTGACGCTTTCGACTTTTCTTCTTTGTGTCATCTTGATAAACACAATATTACTTGGATAGACGGAAAGAGCAAACTGAATATCGGTAAACTTTCAATCTTTCACGGACACGAGTTCGGAAAGCAATTCCTTCCTTCAGTAAACGTGGCGCGTGGCTTGTTCTTGAAGACGAAGGTTTCTTCTTTGTGCGGTCATCACCACCAAACCGCAGAACACAACGAGCGCGACGCGAATGGAAAGTTTATAACGTGTTGGGGTGTTGGTTGCTTATCTGAATTATCTCCCGACTACAACCCTTATTCGAAGTACAATCACGGCTTCGCGATCGTTGAGAAAGGAACGAATGGACAATTCAGCGTCAAGAATTTAAGAATACACGAAGGGCAAATCTTATGAGAAAGAATATAATTGCAATTGCTTTGTTGCTCGTTGGGACAACTGCTATTTGGACTGTTGTTTGTTATTATTGGTTTGGAAAGAAAGACGCAAAATATGTACACGTTGAAGTACAAAAGCAAGATAGCATCATAAACTACAACGCGGGTGAATACCAGATGCTTCTCGAAGAAACACTTGAACTAAAAGAACAACTTGCATATTATGAAAACGCTCAACTTAAAGCCAAAACCACCTATCAAAGAACTCGTGATATTGTTATTGTTCGAGATACTATTAATCGCATTGATGTTATACGTTTGGTGAACTCCTGCGATAGCGTTATTGCTTCCGATTCGCTCGTGATTAACAACTTGAAGGAACAATTGAACATTGAGGAAAGAAAGATAAACAACTTACAAGAAACGGTCGGTGCTTATGAACAAAAGACCGATGTGTTACAGGGCGAAATCAACAGTCTAACTGCTGATAAAAAGAAATTGGAGAAACAAAAAAAGCGCAGAAACCGCGCTTTAGTCGTAACGTCGTCCGTCGCTATTTTGTCGACATTTGTTCTGAGTGTTTTACTTTAGATTCTGGAACGTAAAACTTTATTGAAAACTTTATCGCTTCGCTTAAAAAAGTGTTGCGACTATTCTCACCTCGTTTCTCGTCTATCTCGTTCCACAGGTCTTTGTGTAAGTAAACACATATTCCTTTTTTAGTCTTGCTTTCTGGCATCTTCTTCAATTTTAAGTTTCTTCAAATACAACGCAAGGTCTAACGCTTCCTCGTACGCGTGTTGTAGCCATTGTGAGCGCGTTAAATCAGTTCGGTCGAGTGTTGTTCCGTACGTCTCAATTCCCTTCGCTTCACGCGTCTTTAAATCGGTAATTACTTTGTCTAATAGCACGCTCGTTTTCATAGTTTTCTAATAATTCTTTATACTCTTGAATTGTTAAAATTTTAGAAGGTTTAGGATTCTTTTCTTCTTCTTCAATTTCAATTGAAATAGACGGTGGACAATCATTAGTGCAAACGTAATAATCATTTGTACTTCGCATTAAATTAAATTTGTCAGCGTAATCTTTCAAGATGTTTTTTGCTTTTGTTTTAGAGTTAAAACGTTCGTAATGCGTAAGTACATTATTCGACCGATATATTACTTTATAAATTACATTACTCATTTTTCTTCATTCGGTTTACTCATCATTGAACCAATCATAAGCGCGAGATAAACTTTCTCCTTTGCGTTCATGTCTTTTCTTTGTGAAAGTTCAAGGAGAATATCGCCAAGAACTTTGCCTTGTTGGAAGTACGTCGCCATTGAGTTGACAATTTCGCGTTCTCTTTCCTGTGTCATTTTTAATGACTCGTATAGTGGTGTTTGTTTCATTCTTGTTCTGTTTTTATTTCTTCGGGTTCACGCAAATAATTCTCCGCAGTTAACGACAGTACAAACAATAGTATCCACCAATCCACATCTATAATTTTAGACATTTCAGTTCCTGTAATGGCTGAATATCCAAGTAAGATATAAAGAGTAATTGCAATTGCAACATCAAATAACTTCAAAAATATGCTTATTATTTGTTTAATTTTTTTCATTTGTTTATTTTATTTTGGCTAATGTAATTAATTTATGCTAACCTACAACATACTGTCCATAAGAAGGATTGAGTTCGAAATACATTCGCATCATTATTGCGTCGGCAACGTCGGGCGAAATACCTTCGCGGTTCTTGATTACGTCTTTCGGTGTTACTTGCAACTTTCCATCTACGTCTGCGCGATGTCGCTTAATCATTTCCAGCTCACGAATAATTTGCTCCTTGCGTGTGTTCGATAAGATTGTTATCTTGTTTTCTTCGACGTACTGAGCAAGTTTGTAGTAACATTCGCTTTTCAAATTTTGATATTGCGGGTGTTTGGGTTTTGATCCATTGACGAATCCGCGACACTTAAGAAAATCAACCACTCCGCCACCAACACCGTCTTCATCACACAAGACATCCTGTAACAAAATGTTATGTTCTTTTGTTACGACGCGAATCTTGTTCACGACTTCATCCAAAGCCGCACGATTGAGTTCAATTATATCAATGATAGTTAGACCTTCCCAAACAATTATAATCGTTCTATCCTTCCCAAAACGCGCTATATCGGCTGTGATATATTTCTTTCCTTCATTGATTACTTCGTTGCGGAACATTCGAAGAAGATTCTCCGTGTTGAACAACTTATCGCTGTCGTCGTCAAACTCCCAGTTCCCTTCTAAAAGTCTTTTGCGGTCGTACTCTGGAAGTTTCTGCAAATTCTCTAAATAAGTCTGCGAGATATATGGGTTGTCGGTTGGTAACGCTTGGACAAATGCTCGGTCATTTCTCAATTCACCTTTCAAATTAGCGTAGTAAAAGTCATTATACAACCAACCCTTTGAAGGGTTACAAGTCATCAATCCCTTCGGTCTATCGTTAATCAATTTGTAACGTACACGCGATTGCAAAATGTCAATACAACGCTTCGAAACTTCCGCTACCTCGTCAACGAAGTAGTCCGTGATTTCAATAGAACCAAATCTTTGAAAGTCGGGGTCTGAAGGCATATCCGCCAAGTCCATAAGTATTGTTTGGCTTCCGTTGTACCACTTAATAACGTGGTCTTGTCCGTTGTATGTGTAGTGAACGTTAGGTTTTAATCCGTGTAAGGTGCAAAGTTCAAAGAAGGTTTGCATTGTTGACAAGCGCAACTTCTTCAATTCAGCACGACCAATTAAACCCTTCGTCCCTGGGTATTTTAGTCTTCGTTTTATCTGCCAATCGCAACCGAGAAAAGACTTTCCACTAAACACACCGCCACCATACAATACCTGCGCAATAGGACTTTCATAAGAAAGAAGTTCCAACGCGTATTTCTGTTTGTCGTGGTAAATTATTTCGGGCATTAGAATAAATTCAGTTGTTTAAATGTTGTATATCCAGCAAAAACTTTTTCAGTATTCGCATCTATTATATCTGCAAATTCTATCTCGCAAAAAGTTCCACAATCTGGAACAATAGGCGGTTCGTGTTTTCCTTCGTTTGGTTTTAATTCGTCAAGGAATTTTTCTTTAATGCACGAATGACCTGCTATTCTTTCGGCTTTAGCCATTCTTTCAAAGTGTTCTGGAAAATGTTTTCGTATATGGTTCCAATAACCCTTGCCACCTTTAATACAACCAATGCAATTATTGTTGTGGAAACCTAATTCGTACATTTTAGGCAACTTAATTCCATTAAACAATAGCAATTCAGCGCATTGCTGCTTTGTCATTTTGCGGTCAATCAATGGAGTTAATGGTTTTGCTTGTGGGTATTGTTGTGCAAAACGAATTGCTCTATTGATTTCTTTTTTATCGTATTCAAAACCAAAGATTTGACCTTCATATTCAAATTCTTTTTCGATTGCTTTGCGAACGTCTTTTTTTAGAACTTTTGTACACATTGCGCCTGTTGGAGAATTAACATATTTTGCTATCTCAACAACTTCAAATTGGTCTTTATATTTTTTACAACGCCTACGTTCTACTTTGACACCCAACCACTTCTCACAATCTAAAATAAATCGTTCATTATCTTCGTGCGCGCTATCTATTTCAATGTAAAATAAGCGTACATTTTCTTTTCCATGTTCTTCGATTGCTAACTTACAAGCAACAGCCGAAGTAACACCACAACTAAACCAGCCTATTATCATGTTTTAAAATAATTTTAATTGTAATTTTTCTAATCTATCCATTTCAGCAATTACTTTGAAAATCTCATAAGCAACTTGCGGAACAATCGCATTTCCATAACCCTTTATTGATTCTTGTCTCCACTTTGGAAAGGTAATTCCGTCCAGTTCGGTGGGAAGCCCATCATCTCCGCCACAAATCGGGGATTGAGTTGGGAACATTTCGAAGTTTGCTCTATAAAATTCATTGCGTCTTTCAGGCTGTTCGTTAATGGATTGTGATTTGCTCTTGGTTGATTCCCTCTCCTTCCAGCATTCATATCTGAAACCGTCGGCGTTGGTAACATTCCCTTGTCCATCATTCTCGTTAATGTCATGCTGTGCATTGATCCCTCTTTGACTTGCGAACTCTTCATTGTCGCACTCGCGTTCGTGCTGTCGAATACTGTTGGTGTTGGTAGCAGTCCCCGAATTGCCATTTGATCTAACGGCATCGTAAATTCCTTGTGTCCTTTCAGTTTCATTCTCTCCATTCTCGCATCGTATGCTTCCGTATTTTTCTGTTCGAAACATTGAGCCATTGGAGTAGGCAACAAACCAAACTCTATCTCTTCGGTGTGGCGCACCGACGGCACAAGCTGGCAATAATATCGGTTGTACGGTGTACCCTTGAGCTTCCAAATCAGTACACACTTCTTCGAAGACCATTCCCCCGTTCCAATTAGTAAGTCCACGAACGTTTTCGCCCACGACGTAGGTTGGTTTAACTTCTGAAATGACTCTGAGCATATGCGGCCAGAGGTGTCGCTCGTCCTCTTTCCCAAGTCGCTTACCTGCGCTTGAGTATGGTTGACAAGGAAACCCTCCTGTGAGGATGTCAATTGTTCCTCTGTGAATAGAGAAGTCTGTCTTTGTAATGTCTTCATAACTTTTAGAATTAGGCCAATAATGATTTAAAACTTTTCTTGGGAAAGGCATCCATTCGCAATGAAATTCGTTGTGCCATCCCATCCATTCAGCGGCTAAATCAAAGCCACCTATTCCGCTAAACAACGATCCGTGATTCATTGCTTACTCAAATAAAGTTTATACAACTCACGCAACCCTTCAAACTGGATTGATTCCTTCACGAGTTGACGTTTGCGGTCACTCATTCGCTCAACCATTCCTTTGCTCAATTGTTGTTCGTTGAAGACCGTCTTTCTCGCCTTCGCTTTACAAAGGTTGTATTCATCGTCTGTGAACGTTTCAGCCGTTATACGTTTGCTTTCTTCGAGCCAACGCATCATTGACACACCTCGCAGTTCTAACGTCGTGTATTTGCTTTGTTTAAAGCTCTCAACGTCCTCTGCTAACATCCTTCTCCAACTATCATCGTTTACCGCCATTTCGTTTTCCTTTATTTGTTGTGATTTTTCTTCAATTGCTTCCGCGATTTCTCTCTGAATTTGTAGGTTCGCTTTGTCGCGGTGTGGTTTGTAGCACGTCAACACGTCGCCTATAAACGAAACGCTCAACGCTCCGAAGTGTTCGCATTTCTTTGACAGTTCGTTAGCCGCGTTCATTTCAAACGCAAGGTTGAAGTGTTCGAAAGTAACCCAACGAAAGTGCTTCGTGATAAACTCGTGAAGCATTTGAAGTAACTGCGCTTCTGGAAGTGCTATTCCGTACATCGCGCACACCTTTGAGCATAACTTAACGAACGTTGGTAGGTCGTAGTCGGCTACAAATGCGCTTTCGCGTTCTGCACGATCAACCCTTTGTGTAATGCTGAGCGTCGTTGTAGATGCGTTGCGCAGCGTCTGAATCGAATTTTCCATTTTTGATTTTTGTTTGTTGGTTTGTAGTTACAAAGGTAGACAAGTCCCATTTACGAACGGCAGCCTTCCAATCTTTCATCGCGTTCCTTCCCACCTTCCAACCGTTCGCCTCGTAGTGTGCGTGAAATTTCTCGGTAAAGGCAAGAGCGTCTTCTTTGCTTAATTTCTCACACGCGTAGTCGAAGATTTCAACGACTGTTGGTTTCTTGAACGATTGTTTCTTTTCTTTCGGTGTAGCAAGTGTAGGAAGTGTACTTTGTAAAACAAACTTATTTAGAAGGTCGTTTATCTTCTGGTCTTGTTCGTTTACCTTCGCTTCGAGAATCTCGATTCGTTTTTTGAGTTGTAGTATTAGCATCATATTCTTTTTAAGTTAGTCCCAACCTTCGCCTTTGTAGTCGTCCGCGTCTTGTTCTTTATGACATTCGTAACAAAGACCGATTTCGTCTTCGATTTCATCTTGAACTTCTGAATCGGAAAGACCTTCGTACTTTGGATTCAATCGTTTTAAATCTGCAATGCGTTCTTTGATTGCATCCTCTTCGCAATAACGGCAGTAGTCGCTCATAGTTGTTTGATTTTATAGGTTTAGTTTCGCTCTTCTTTTCACTTCGAGTTCACGTTGGTGTTCGAGGTGTTCGACAAATTTAGTAAAAAACTTAATAGGTTTAGCATAACCCATTTCGTTCATAAGAAAACAAATGCGTTCAACGGTTGCGCGGTACGTCCTGTCCATCTCAATCTGCCACGTCGCCTGTTTGATGCCGTGCATAACGGTCGCGTGGTCTTTGCCGTAGTGCTTCCCTATTGAATCGTAAGACTGAAAGTAACAAGGACGAATCAAAAAGAAAATCATTTGCCTTGCGGTTACAATCTCGCGTCGTCTTGTCGCTTGATAAAGCGTTTGCGATTGAAGTCCTAACACGCTGCACGTTACATCTTCGAGTGCGCTCCAGAACGCTTCACGTTCGTTTTCAAGTTCCTGTTGAATCTTTATTTGTTCGGTCGATAGACGCTCGTATTTCGGCGTTAACATCGTCCATAGTGTCTCGAATCTTTCCATATGTGCAAATGGAATCATATCCACTATCTGCTGTCTTATTTGTTCGTTAGTCATTTTCTTCGTTTATTAATTTGGTTGGTGTGAATGTGCTGAATACGTCCTCGCGTGAAAGTCCTGTATGAAGACAAATGTTGTTGAAGTCTTTGATTCTCATTCTTTCGGGGTGTGCGACGTAAAGACGTGCCGTTGGATCGCTTATGCGTAACGCTGTTTTAAAGTTCGTCAACGTCTTGAAATTAATCTTGACTAAGCGACCGAATGGGGTTGAATACAATTGTTTGTTCATTTCTTTAATAGTGGTTTAATTAACTGCTCTTTCTTCTTGTTGTCAGCGTAATTCGTTCCGCGTAACTCTGGGTTGTGTTCTTTAACAAGTCGCGCTATGCGTGTGATGTTGTCCGCGCTGACGTACTTTCCGCTTTCGTACATAGCGAAGAAGTTGCTTGTGATGTCTTTGCGTTCGTCAAACTGTTGTTCCCAAACGCGCACACAAAGTGCTTTGTTGTTGTTGCGAAGCGTCTTGTACTTTTTAAGTAGATTCTCAACGCGCTTTTCAAGTGAAATAAGTTTCTTCATTGTTTTAGATTTAAGATTAAGAGAGGGTATATTTCAACCCTCTCGTATTATTTAGAATGGCAATTCATCTTCGTCAGTTGGTTGAACCAAACCGCTTTTCTCGAGCATCTGCTTCGCCTTGTTCATTTGATCCGCAGCCTTATCCAATCGGTCGCTAAATTCTTTCGAACTGCTCACTTTGTTTTGCAACCACTCTGGAAGCATCTTGAAACGCAAGTCGAAATCTTCGCTGTCGTAGTCTAAAAGAAACGCGCTGTTTACTAACGGTGGGCAAGTCATTCCCTTAACAAGTGGCGAAGCACCTTTGATGTCTGCGTACGTTCTTCCTGTGTTCGCGGTGCGGTGCATTACGTTTAACATTCCTTCCTTTCCAAGAAGCGTAGCAATGTCGAATTTGTTAGCTTCTGCGTCGCTCATAGACTTCCCTAACCAACCTTGAACGAAGGCTCTTAAACCGCTCTTTTCGTGCATAGACAAAGTAAAGTCGCGACCAATTGAAAACGGTTGTTCACCTTTACCGAAGTCAGCGGTTTCCATTGGTAGTTCGAACACTAAGCGAACTTTGTTTACAAGCTTCTCTTCGCCTTGATAGGTGTCGAGAATCGTTCCGATGTGAATGATTTGGTAGCAACGTGCTACATGTGTACCTGCAGGGACTGTCTGTCCGCCGCCGTTGTTGTTTGTTGGTTGTGCAATGATGCTCATGTTGTTGTTGTTTATTTTGTTGTTATTAAATGAATTTAGATATTGTTCGAACTTTACTGCTAGTTCCGCGTCGGCTTCAACGTGTCGCCAGTTACTCTCGCTCATTTGTTCCTGTTCGCTTACTCGCTTATAGTATCCCATTTAGATTTTGTCTTCAAAGATTCGGTAGTCAAACTCGAAAGTGATTCCGTCTTTCTTCAATCGGATATAGTGGAGATCGTATTCGGGTTCATCTCTGCGGAAGAAGCGACCGAGAATGTCTATCTCGAAAGTCATTCCGTTTTCGTCAACGAAATTCATTCCTTCCTTTTCTTGAAACCATCCAGTGTCTTCTTCGTGAAAGTTTTCTGCGATGCCTTTGATTTCTTCGTTGAGACGTTTGATGTCGTCCATCGAAAAGTAATAAGTGATTTTAGGGTTGTACATTGATTTTGATTTTAGTGATTGCAAATGTATTCAATTAATTGGTCGTTCCAACGCGCTTCCGAAAGTTTTTGATGTTTCTCTATGTTGGCTGATATCTCGTTGTGCGTTAGGTTGTACGCTGACGCTGAAGATGAAACACAAATAAAGTTAGATTTCTTTTGTTGGCTCTGGTAGTTCCTTCCAATGCGACGTATTAAGTTTGAGGAATACTCGTTCAAGTTCTTCAATTCGGGCGTTGCAAAATGTATCCCTGCTACTTGTGCCATTCTTTTGCTCACCGTAGTAATTTTGTGCGGTAATGATTCCGTTAACAAGAATTTGTACTTCGTCTTCAAAGAGAAAAAGTGATTTGTAAAAATTTGATTTTTCATTGTTCATTTGATTTTAGTTTATAAGGTTTTAGATTTCTTTTGATTCAATTACTTCTTCGCGTGGTGTTGCTGACTTCATTCGGTCGTATGCCAGTTTCGCTTCGTCGAAGTTATTGTAAGACATATGGAAGTCTCCGTTTACTTTGATGACGTAGTACATATCTGTCAGCGTCGTCTTTTGAATTAGTTCTACTTTCATTTTTGGTTCTGTGTTAATGGTTAAAAAATTGTCGTTGATGCTTTCAAGTTCGTTAAAAAATTCTTCGGTGTTTATCATTTTGATATGTGATTTGGTTGTTGTTCTAATTGTCTTGTTGATTCGTCAATCGTTCCTGCGATTAACATTGCTCCGAAAAGAAGCGCGATGTAGAGTAGTTGTTTTTTCATAGTTGTTTTTGTTTATCTTTGATGTTGTTGTTAATTGTTTGACAAATATATGCTAAACTTTTGAATACACAACAAAAAAATGAAAATAAATTGAAAATAATTTATAACTAATTGAAAATGAATATCAAGACATATAAAAAAAGTTACAAAAAAAGTGTTGTAAAGCGTAAAATTGCACCCGAAAGCGAAGCGAACCAACAAGAGATCGTGATAAAATACCTTCGTTTAGCATATCCAAACGCGCTTTATTGCGCTTCGGCAGGTGGAATGAGGACAAGTTATCTTCAAGCAATCAAGATGAAGCGCACGGGTTACGTCAAAGGTTTTCCCGACCTATTTATTTACGAACCAAATCAAGACTATCACGGATTAGCAATTGAAATGAAGAAAGAAAAAGGGGGTGTTGCGTCGCCAGAACAAAAGTGGTGGCAGGAACAATTAAGAAACAGAGGCTATGCGTCTTATATTTGTAAGGGAAACGAAGAAGCTATCAAAGTAATAGATGAATACTTCAACACTTGACACTTGACCACTACATAGAAGGAAGGTACAAACACTTTAAAGAGTTAGCGTACAACATCGCTCGGAAAGAACCCTTTTACGAGGATCTTTTGCACGATTCTTTGCTTTCTATGTTCGGTTCAAAGCACATCGAGAACTTAATTGATACAGGCGACTTTGAATTTTATCTTATTCGCGTAATGTATTTGTCGGTGAACAGTCCTACGTCGCCATTCTACAAACAAACGATAGCCTGGAACAGAAATAGACGCGACTTCAAAGACTACGCGCATGAAGTCGACAAGACGTGGTTAGGCGCACGAATGACAAACGAACAACTTGACATTCTTATCAGTAGGTTGAGCGAGTTTGAACGTCTTATCTTTCAAGAATACATATTAGAAGACTTCACCTATCGTGCGCTTTCCAAAGAGACAGGAATACCGATGCCATTCTTGTATCGCACCATTGATTCAATTAAACAAAAAATAAGAGCAAATGTTATTCGTAAAACACAATGAGTACAAACGACGTTTGGATATATGCCGAACGTGTAAATTCTTCGAAGCAACAACGCAATCTTGCGGACCACTTATCGTAGGAGCAGACGAAGAAATAGAAGTAAAGTTCAAACGCAAGACAATTAAGTTATGCGGTTGCGTTATGCCAGTCAAGGCTAAACTTGCGTTCGCATCTTGTCCTGCATCAAAGTGGGAAGGTGTGCTTTCACTTGACGAACAGATAGAGTTCAAACGCTTTCTTCTTGACGCTCAAAAGAAGGGCAGGATTGACGCGATTGACCTCAGCAAGTTCTATCAGTTCAAAGACAAAGCAACAGGCGCTTACAACGAGCGTTCGACGTGTGGCGCGTGTGTTAAGAAAGACATCAAGACGTTTCTTGAATCGATGTTAGACGTCGATGTTGATTTGAACAATTAAGTTCTTAAAACTATTTAGGCAACCTTTGGTTATACCAACGTATATTTGTATAGCCAAGCAATATGTTACTACCCTCTTTTGTTTCTGCTTGGCGGCTAAAACAATTGAGGGTATATTTTTTATCGTCGGAAGCAACTTAACGACAGGGTAAAAGACGAACAAGGGCAACTGTGGGATTGTGTTATTAGCCCAATGGTATGACAAAGGAATAAGCCATACGACACACGGAGAGGCAATTCTTCGAAAGATAGATTCCAGACTAACGGACATTGCTGTTCACGTTAGGACACGACAGCGAGAGACTCATTCGACGGAGTAATTATCGCAAAGTGAGCGTCCAACACATTAAGAAATTAGTGTGCTTGGATATTTCTATCTCTCACTTAGCTCCAGATCTAATCTCGGGAGTAATTATATACCGACTGTTTTTTTTTGAATTTAAGAATGACACTATGTTTAAAGTAAACTACATTGACTTTGTTACGTCTCAATATGGACACAACGCTTTTATGTTAAAGTCAAAGGACGAAAGAAAGTTCAACAACAAAATTGTGTACAAAGTGGAATATCAAAACCTTTCCAACGAAGAAACAATTGAATTTTACACCTACGACAAAAACAAGATTGTCACAGGTGGCACAATTGATACTTTAAACGCTAACTACAAATGATACTTATCCCCGCCCAACTCGAAGCCGTTACTACGCGAAAGGACAAAACGTTAAAGTTGACCTTTGGAACGAATGAGTTAACACCTAACCAAGCGAGTGAACTATTCACAATTGCTAATCAATTTGGTTACCTCGCGTTCAAAGATGAGACATTTAAGCGCGAAGAACTCGAAGTAGTAGAAAGCCTTAAGTCAGAGTTAGAAGATACGTTAAAGAAACCCTCACAACGTTTAAGAGGTGTTATGTTTCGTTGCTTCGAGTTGGACAACGAAGGGTTCAACACGTTCTCGAAATACTACGATTCGAAAATGGAACAAGTTATTAACCACTTCAAAAGTAAATTGACTTAATTTTTACCTTCGAAGAGTAAACGAGGGTAAGTTTTATATTTATCTTTTAGTAAACATCAAAAGTTTAGAAAAAATGGGGTTACCAAAAGGCAAAACAAATAATCCAAAAGGCAGACCTGTTGGTTCACAAAACGAACGAACAATAATGTGGCAACAACTTGGCGACTATGTAGTAACGCAAGGAGCGGAACGCGCAATGACTGTGCTTCACGCAATGGACGATGAAGATTACCTTCACTACTATTTGACAATGCTCGAATACTTCAAACCTAAACAGGCGAGAACGGTTCACGCAGGTGATAGCGAAGCGCCAGTGCAAATAATAATCAACGACAAGTTATGAGTACCGCAACATTGACATTTGACCTTTCCGACGGAGACGATCGTTATGAGTTCAACCGCATAACGAAGGCGCGAGATATGGCTTTAATGCTTTGGGAACTCGATATGAACGGATACAGGAAGTTCACGAAGTACAACGAACGACAAGAAGCCGCGTATCAAGAAGGGATTGAAGAAGTCTTTAAATACATTCGTGAACTACTTGACGAACATCAAATCAACGTTGAAGATTTAATAGTATAACAAATGAGCGACAACAAATTAAACTTTTTGAAATCACAAATCACCGCCTTTCATCCAGAGTGGACGAAAGAGCAGGTTGAGATGGAAGCAATCAGAATATACAACGAGGCAAACACTATCGACGACGACGACGAAGGTTGCCTTTATTGTGGATCGTAAAATAACTGTACCTGCCTAAAAAGTAGAGTCCCTTGCAGATGGTCGCGACATTATTGCAAGTAGCTGTGATAGACCTCGCAAAGGATGCTACCACATAACACCAAGCTAAAGTCGGGTGTATTTTCAACAAAAGAATTGATATTGTAGATATTAATCGAATAAATACGAATAAATGAGTATCAAAGTAAGTATACCTGCTGACTACGCATCGATAAGCGTAAAGCAATACGTTGACTACCACGCGGCGAAGAACGACATTGAGCGTCTTGCGTCAATATCTAACTTGAGCAAAGAACAAGCGGAGCAGATTCCCTTCCAACACTTGCCTACTTTGTTGGGTGCGTTCGAAGATACTTTGGCGAACGAAAGCGCGAAGTTCTTTGAAACGATAACTATCAAAGACAAAGACTTTGGTTTCATTCCTGACCTGTATTCAATCTCAATGGGTGAATATGCTGATATTTCAACGTGGGCATCCGACGTGAACGCGAACATCGTGAAGATAATGGGAACGCTTTACAGACCTATCGACAAGCGCGTGGGTTCGAAGTACACAATCGTGCCTCATAGCAAACAAAACAGAGAGTTGGTTGAATCGTATGTTGAACAAATGACACTCGAACAATTCAACGGTGCGATGCTTTTTTTTTCGACTTTGCTCAACGAACTAAACAACACTTCGCTCGATTATTTGGAGAACGAGGTGAAGAAGTTGACGAAGGAGATGCAGGAATTGACGACCGAGAAGGACTAAACCAAGTACTCGGAAGGTACGGTTGGTATCATCTTTTTATGGAAGCGTGTGGGCGCGACATAACAAAACTTGACGCAATTACGGAAAAAAGTGCGTGGGAGATATTTACTTATATGACTTACTTAATAGACTACAATTATGTCGAACGTACAAAGCTACAACGCGCTCATAGATAGGTTCAAAGCATTTGCTTCTGGACACTTTATACTCAAGACCTTTTCACACGGTCAGATTGACACGGCAGACCTTGAAAAGTTTACCGAATATCCTTTTATGCACGTCGTGCCTTCGAACGTTACTTACGCGAAAGGTACGAAGACGTTTTCTTTTCAGATTGTCCTTGCGGATCTTCCGCGTGACAAAGACGACAAGGTTGAGTTTCAACGTGAGGTTCTTTCCGACCTTCAAAGAATAGCTGAAGACTTGATTGCTGAAATAACAAACCACCGCGTTTTGTTCGGCGACTTAATCACAGTACAAAATGTAAGTCTTGAACCCTTCTTAGAAGAATTTCACAACACGCTAACAGGTTGGACGATTAGTCTTGACTTGCTTGTCCCTTACTATTGGGACGCTTGTAGCATTCCTGCTGAGTGGAACGACTTCTTCGAAAGTTCAACAGGTGGCACGGGTTCAATCTTAACGTTTATCGATTCAATAGTTCGCGACGAATACGGCAACGTTTCTTTAGTAAACGACGAAGCGACCCCTTCGCCTAATTATTACTACGGCACAAACGACGAAGGGGTGCGCGGTTGGTATTTGTTGAGCGACGAAGTAGGGTTGACGTGTGAAACGATTGGAGATTGTCAAACGATAATAGACATTGAAGCAGCCATTGACGCTCTCGAAGAAGAAATTCTTTTGAAGGCTGACATCACGAGCATCAGCGCGGTTGGTTTCTCGAATGATTACAACGACTTAGACAACAAGCCAACGATACCAGACGTGAGCGGCTTTGTTCCTTACACAGGAGCGACTACCGATGTTGACTTGGGAACGTACAATTTAACCGCCGACCATTTAGCGTTAAACGTTAGCCCTTCGGGAGCAGGTTACGTCGTAGGTGCAACGCAATGGAACAACACAATAGGAAGCAGCGAAACACTTTTAAAAGGCGGTAGCGTTTCTTTGAAAAATGGAGTTGACCTTGTAGCGCGAGTAGTAAACAAAGTAGTTCCAAACACAACGCTAACGAAGGCGGCTTATCAAGCAGTACGCGTAAGCGGTGCGCAAGGTCAAAGGTTAGCTGTTGAACTTGCACAGGCAAACAACGATAACAACTCAGCCGACACAATAGGCATAGTTTGCGAAACAATAGCGACAAACCAAGAAGGCTTTATTCAGACGGTAGGGCAACTTGAAAGCATTAACACAACAGGAAGTCTGCAAGGTGAAACGTGGGCAGATGGAGATGTGCTTTACCTTTCACCAACAACGGCAGGAGCGCTTACGAATATCAAACCAACAGGCGCAACAGGACATATTGTGGTTATCGGATACGTTGAATACGCTCACGCTAACAACGGAAAGATTTATGTGAAGATAATGAACGGTTGGGAGTTAGATGAACTGCACAACGTGTACATCACTTCACCTGCAAACAACGAGGTTTTGACTTACGAAAGTTCAACAAGTCTTTGGAAAAACAAGACTGTTGAAACGGCTTTGGGTTACACTCCTGTTCCAACAACGCGAACGCTCACGATCAACGGCACAACGCAAGATTTAAGCGCCAACAGAACATTCACGATAGCGACAGGCTTAACAGTAGGCACTACACCAATAACAGGTGGAACGGTAGGCAGATTGTTGTTCGAAGGGACGGGCAATGTATTGCAGGAAAGTGCTAACTTATTTTGGGACAATACTAATTCAAGGTTGGGGGTTGGAAGTGCTGCTCCTGTTTCAAGAATTTCGGTAGTAGATTCAACAAGCACTGTAGCCAGTCTTACGGCAAATGCTGCATCTCACTTTAACATTTCAAGAGGTGTAAGTGGAGTTACAAATTTAGTATTTACTATTTCGGGGGTTTCGCCAAATACAGCAGCAATCCAGCACAGACATTCTAACATTGACGGCATAGGTTATCCTATTGCTATTAATCCATTAGGCGGTAATGTTCAAATCGGCACGTTTACTGACGCAGGTTTTAGGTTGGATGTGAATGGAACGGCGAGGGTTCAGGGAAATACTACAACACAAAATATACTTGTTCAAACAGGCGCAACTTATGATATAGGAGTTTCCGCAACAAGATTTAGAGATGGTTGGTTTAGCAGAAATGTTCAATGTGGTTCAGTTTGGACAGCTAACATAGCAATTGCTGCAACAAACTTAACATTTTATAACAATTCGGTTTCTGTTCTTGGTACTTTATTTAGTACAGGTAATTTACTTCTTTCAACAGGAACACAAACAGATGTCGCTTCTGCTAAATTAATTATCAATTCTACAACTCAAGGCTTCTTACCTCCGAGAATGACTAACGCGCAAAGATTAGCAATAGCATCTCCTGCGGTTGGTTTAATAGTTTATTGCACCGATTTAGTAGAAGGCTTGTATGTAAACAAATCGACAGGATGGACTTTCGTAATATAATAACAAACAATATAAAACAATGGCTAAAATACAACCTATCAAATTTCCTCTTAACGCAGGAACGGCAACGGAATTAACAGTCCTAATTTTAGGCTTTCAAACAGACGCAACTACTTGCACTACCTATTACGAATTAAAGACCGACGAAGGCGCTGTTCTAACGAATGGCAATTACACTTTAACCGAGCAAGAGTTCGCAGCGTGGGGTGAGGATAACACTTGGGTAGAACAATGCGTAGCGAACGCAATAGGAGTAACAATTTTATCTTTCTAATATGAACTTAACAGAGGAACACTTAAAGCAACTTGACGCTTTCATTCAAGAGATGCCAGTCAAATTTGGCTTACCATTGATTCAATTCTTCAACAAGATAAAAGAGGAAAGCGAGAAAGACAATGGCTAACGAACAGAGCGCACCAAACTTCTTCGCTGTCGTAAACGATATGGCTAAACGCTTTGTCGAATTGATGGCTTCCGACTATCGTATGAAACGAAAGGTTGGACGCAATTACACGAACGCGGTTGCAAGTGGAACGCTCGAGAAGTCGTTGGCTTATCGGTTGAAGATTAAGGGCAAGTCGATTGATATTTCAATCTATGCAAAGGGTAAAGCGTCGAAGTATTTCTTATTCCGCGAGAACGGTGTGAATGGAACGCAGAAGTCGCAAGGTGCGCCCTACTCATTCAAACGAGGTAGCGGAAGCAAACCCGCAAAAGGTCAAATGTCGCCAATGCAAAAAGCAATTTACGACTGGATGTCGATAAAGGGCATACGTCTACGCGATAAGTCAAGTGGTAAGTTCAAGAAGTCGACTGAAGAACTAAAACAACAGGTTGCAAAACTGATAATGTTCAAAGTTCGTCGCGACGGAATCAAGGGTTGGAAAGCGTTCGACTACGCAATGGAAAACATTTGGGACGAATACGAAGCGAAGGTAGTGGAAGCATACGGAAAAGACTTTTCAGCAACAATAGAGAATCAATTTAACGACATACAATAATGGCAATTACAATAAACGAACAACCATACCAATACACACCGATAGGTCAGCGTCTGATGATCGTGGCGACAAGCGACAACGTAAGCAACGCAGGGTTTCGCTATGTGTTCGACTTCGGTTCTTTCCAAGTGAACGTTCAACCTAACGCTGCGGACAAAGGTATTCTTGACCTTGCGCCTATCTTCAGAGAGAAACTACAACACGACGCAGGAACGGCAAGCGAATCGAATATAGCTATTGAATACACCAGCGTCGCGTTTATATCGTGTACAATAAAAGAAGGTTGGCTCGTTGACGGAGTATTCACAGTAAGCGGTAGCGGAATGTCTGACATTGACGACGTGTACGCTTTCCTCGCAGAGTACCAAGTGGCTGACGGCTATCGTCCCGACCCAAACACACGCTATGCGTTAGACGGAACTGACAAATACTTATTGAGCGAGAGAACGAAGGACACGCACAAATGGATTGAAGCACCTTCACGCGGACTGTCGGACGAATGGGTTTACATACCAACGCGTTTAGCTGACTTTGGACAGTTGTATTCAATAAGCAATAACGGACTTTTAGTTGATAACGTAGCGAATAATTTGTATTTAACAACTTACGACAACAACGATGAGATAATCGACGCTATAAATTACACAATTCCAAACGAAGACTTGAACAGTGTTTCGCGTTTAGGTGCTTACCCTGCAAATTTAATTAATGACGAAGTAGATTTTACGAATGTTAAATACTATACAATACAAGCGGGTGAAGAAATTGAATTCCCTATTTACACACCTGCTTCACGCGTGTATTGTTTTTACCTTGTCGCTGATGATTGTCGCTTTGACAATGTGCGTCTTGGTTGGACGAATACTTGCGGCGGTGTGGATTACTTTAACTTCACGAAGAAGAGCGAATTGTCTTTCAATTACGATCGTAAGCAATACCAAAAAGTGATAGGTGACTACAACAGTTCAACGTTTGGTTTCAACACCTACGACAGAGGTGTAACCGACCGCTACGTTACAACGACGAAAGGACTGCAAATAAACAGCGACTGGGTAAGTGTTGGAGAGTTCAACCTACTACAAACGCTTTGCCGTTCTAACGACGTGTTTATAATTAACGACGACGGAAGCGAAACGCCTGTTCTTGTGGACACTCAAAACTTTGTTATCAAGGACGAAAGATATTCGAAACTTTACAATGTTACTTTGAATCTTAAATACTCTCAACCTGTAGGCTTATGATGAACGAAGTAATACTAACGCTTACCGATTTCGACGGCAACGCAGCAACAATCGACTTGTACGAAAACGAGAAGATGCACCTCAACTACAAGTTCACCGACTTAACAGATTTTTCTTCTGTTGGTAACTACTCGCGTGAGTTTCGTATTCCTGCAAGTAAGACTAACGTCGATTTCTTTGGTGCTATCTTCAACGTGAATTTCGACGGTTGGTTTGACTTTCGCAAGAAGGTTGAAGCGACGCTAACGGTTAACACGATACCTATCGCAAGTGGTCACGTTCAAGTTAAAAAACTATACTGGCAAAGCGGTAAGTTGTTCGAATTTGAGGTTGTATTTTTTGGTGAAGTACCGAACCTTGCAAGACTTTTGAATGAGAAAAAACTACGCGATATTGAATCGATTGTCAACGGTGACTTGGACTACGACTTGCTTCACGCTAACGTTGAAACACCACCGAACGACAACACTATTTTGACGTTGTGCGACAAGTGGAACTTGACAGCAACCAATCCTGTTGGACAACCTGTATATTCTAATCCTGTTCCAGTACCACCGTTATACAAACCTTTGTACGTTGGTCATTTAACTCCTGCGGTTAAAGCGCAATACTTGTTTGACCAAATAATGCAGGATGCAGGCATTCAATACGCGAGTGATAACTTAAGCGGTTGTCTTGAAAACGTGTACGTTCCTTTTGTCAATGGTCAATACTTGAACGCAACACTTGGACTAAACGATAACGCTTCGAATTTGGCTTTAGCTTCAGACGTTAACGGATTGACATTTGCACCTTCAAACAGCATTTATAATTTATACAGTTCACTAACTGAATACGAAGATGCTGGAGCGAATTGGACAGGCGGTGTTTTTACCGTTCCTTATTCGGCACAATACTCTTTTCGTCTTGCGGTTCACGGAGTAGTTAACACTTTAAACGGACAAGACTTCGGAAACTATCCGTTGCGCGTTATGGTTTATGTTGACGATGTGTTTACTTACGAATACGAATTGCTTCAATCAAGCTATTTGTTTTATATGAATAGCGTTCAAACTTTTGATTTCAATCAAGGGCAAGAAGTAAAGTTTAAATTACAAATACTTCCGCAAGATTCAACCGCAGGAACATTCACTTGGGACGTTGATTTGTACGGAACAGGCGCAGTAGATTCTTTCGGGACAGGTGTTGAACTTGTAAGCGTTAGCACCTCACTTGTTGGTGACACTTGCGTAATGGAGTTCAACGCTCCAGATATGAAGCAAATAGATTTTATAACGTCAATTCAAAAGATGTTTAATCTTGCCTTCGTTCCCGATAGAACACTTCCAAACACGCTACGCATTGAACCACTTGTTGAGTATATCGGAAGCGGAAACACGCTTGATTGGACTTCGAAACTTGACTTATCGAAAGATATCGCGTATTATCCAACGGTCGATATGCAGAAGGCGAAGTTCACGTTCACTTATACCGAAGATGGAGACTTTTATAATTCAGTATACAAAGACAACGGACGCATCTACGGAAGGTACGAAGTAACGGAGAACGACTTCGAAGTGATTAACGAGTTCGCAACAGGCGAAGAAAAGGTTGAGTTAGCGTTTGCGTCTACACCTTCAGCACCTGTTCAAGGTACAGATGTAGTTGTTCCGAAGTTCATCAATGCAGAAGGACAATTTGTACAACCTAAACCGCGCATCTTATATTACTTCGCTGACTTCTTTGTGAATATGTACGACGAGGTTTCAGATAGCGTGGTTCAAACGGCGGTTAAGTGTCTTAACAATTACTCTACGATGAACGCAACGGTTACAGATTCAGACTTAAACTTTGCGCCCGAAATTCCTATTCACACAATCATTGCGCCACCTTATGACAACTTATACAACCGTTGGTGGCGAAACTACTACCGCGAACTTTACGACGGACAAGCGCGAATTATGGAAGGGATGTTTGCTCTTACCTTGAACGACATCTTTACTTTTCAATGGAGTGATAAAATATGGATTGTCGATAGTTGGTGGCGCGTGTTGGACATCGAAGGTTATGTGGTAGGTCAACAAGACGTAACTAAAGTGAAACTTATTCGCCTACTCGATATAGACAACGACTGCGACATTGTTCCTGTTTCGGCTAACTTGAATCAAACGTTGAACTGGGAAACACCGAACGGTGATCCTGCGACAGTAACTGAAGATTGTTGTCGTCGTTTTGGATACTATTGGAACAGCGCGAAGAACAATTGCTTTTCTATTCCAAACATCGGAACGCGTTCTTTCATTACACAACAAGCGCCTTCACTTGCACCAACGCGATTCGGTGCGCCTGTTACATTTAGCGCGGGTGTTAGTCAACCAGTTAAGACGATAACGACGGACTACGTTATAACCAACTTTGACCGCGTCTTGTTTGTTGACACGACGGCAGGAAGCGTAACGATTTATTTACCTTCAGCAACGACGACGGCAGGACGTGAATTTATCATTCAAAAGTCGGTAGCGGCTAACGGAGTAACGGTACAAGCGTACACAGGCGAAACGGTTGAAGGAAGCGGAAGCGTGACGTTCACAGGAATGGGAGATACAATAACAATTATAAGCAATGGAAGCGACTTCAAAAGTACATCTACAAAATAAAGCGCACGAAATGGTCGCTTGTTTAGAGTTTATTAAGTTGAACATAAAGACCGACGGCGAGAGTGGAAAAATGGCTAACGGAAAGCGTAAGTTGAAATTGTGGAAGCACTACGCGTGGAAAGTTACTCGCATTTCGTTAAATCTTGCGTTCTGGATATTTATCTTTTATAACATCTTCTTCTAATGGCAAACACGATAGATTTTAATGTAGGCACGAACGCGACGCAAGTTCTTAATCAGACGGCTGACGCGGCAGAAAATGCAGCGAAAGGTTTTACCTCTGCGAAAGCGGAACTTCGTGCGCTGAATCAGCAATTGTTGACAATGGATTCTTCAAGTGAAGAGTTCAAGAAAGCATCCGCTCGTGCTGCTGAATTGAAAGACAACATAAGCGACCTTTCCGCAGAGATTAACGCAAACGCAGGTAATGCTTTTGAAGGTCTTTCGAATAACATTGGTTTGTTTGGTTCGCGTCTTATGGACTTGGACTTGAAAGGTGCAGGACAAGCGTTAACAGCAATGGGTGGCGCAGTTGGTCGAATAAATTTTAAGACTGTAAAAGATGAATTAGGCGGTCTTGCAAAAGGATTAAAAGATTTAGGAACTGCTGTTCTTACTAATCCTTTCTTTTTAACTGTTGGTGTTTTAGCCGCCATTGCTTACAACTACAAAGACATTGCAAAGTGGGCAAGTCAAACATCTATTGAGCAACAAAACCTGGCTAAAGTTACAGACGACCTAAACAAAGCAACAGAACAGGAACTTCTAAAAGGGGCGCAAAAAATAACACAAGTTGAAATTTTAACCGATAGAGTTAAAGACAACAACTTAACCGAGAAAGAAAGACAACAAGCATTAAAAGATTTAGAGACGATGTACCCAGCGTACTTCTCAAATCTTAATGGAGATATAAACGACACCGAAGCGTTAAACGCGGCTAAAGAAAAGTTAATTACAAACATCAAAGCAGAAGCGAAAGCAAATGCTGCAAAGTCTTTACTTGAAGCGGAGTACGCAAAAAAAATAGCGTTAGAACAAGAACTTGCGTCTAAAAAAGGAAAGTTATCTTTAGAAGAATTTAACGCTGCGGTTGAAGCGGCTAAGTTTAACCAACAAACATATTTCAAAGACGCGAATCAGAACTTATCTGATTGGTGGAATGGAACAGAGGGAGTTGGTAAGGCTGCAATTGATTTAGAAGAAAGCATTCAACGAATTGCATATCTTGAAGCAGAGGCAACATCTGCTGTTCTTGCTAACGTTCAAACGGAAGTAAAAGCAATTCACGAAAAAACAAAAGCCGCAACAAGCGCAGCGCAAACGGAAGCGGAAAAAAAAGAAGCGGAACGTCAAAAAGAACTTGAAGCAAACGCGGTTAAGGCGGCAAAAGAATTAAAACAAGAGCAAGACCTTGCAGCGCAAAAACTAAAAGTAAGACAAGATTACATTCGTGCAAATCAAAGCGCACAAGCAAACGAACTTTATGAATTAGAACTAAAGAAAGAACAAGAACTTCAAACGTGGGAAGGTGCTGAAGAAGATAAAGTTTTTATCGTTGAAAAATATCGTCTTTTAGAGTTAGAAATTGAAAAGAAATACGACGATTTAGCACTTCAACAACAAATAGAGGCGCAAGATAAAGCAAAAGCTGAGAAAGATAAAGCAGATGAAGAAGCAAAGAAAAAACAAGAGGATCAATTGGCGGCAGAACAACAAGCATTTAACGCTCGTTTGTCTATTGTTTCAAGTGGATTAGATGCTTTGGTTGCCTTAAACGACGCGTTTACAAAGAAGGGACAACAACAATCGAGAAAGCAATTTCAAATTCAAAAAGCGTTGAACCTTGCGTCTGCGGTTGTTGACACTTATGGTGGTATCAACAGAGCGTTGAACGACAAGACAATGCCTTCCACAACAGCGCGTATAATACAAGCGTCTATCGTTGGCGCAATGGGTTTGGCTAACGTGTTAAAAATTAGCAAGACGGAATACGGCAACGCTTCAACTCCTTCTGGAACAAATATGAGTTCGGCAGGTGGTGGCGAAGGAACAACAGCGCCTTCACCCGCTAACTTCGCCTTCCTTCAAAACCAACCCAACCAACAACCACCACTACAAGCATACGTCGTAAGTACGCAAGTGAGCAGCAATTTAGAAGCACAACAACTAATCAACAACCAAGCGCGTCTTGGTGGCTAAAAAAATAAAACAATGAACAAAAAAATTAAAGTTATTGAGTACGGCATCGACGACGCAGGTTTACTCGGAGTGTATGCT